GAATGTGTTATTTACTAAAAATCATCAATTTCACGTATATATGTAAGGGATATATAGAATTTCATTTAAAGAACCCAGTAGACATCGATGTTTACTGGGTTCTTCGTTTTATAAATCGGTTAAAATTCTTTAAAATTTAATTGGTTGCTCAACCGTTGCCCAACCTTCATGCCTTTTGATAACATCCTTCACGGATAATATCGACTCGCCATGCGGTATTTGGTTAACAACGGATATCAATTCATCGACGTCTCTATGAATATACACTTGATTTGTAACATCTTTATGCGAATGCCCCATTAGCGTTTTTGTCATAGCATCGGACGTGCCTATCTGTGTAAGAAGAGTGGCGAATGTATGTCTCCCGTCATGGGGCAAATGCCCTGGTACTTTCATTTTTAAATACCGGCTGAGCGCCATTTGTATGTTTTTAGGCGTGGATGCCGGAAGCATATACTCTCCGTGCTCGAATCGACTCGCGCTGTACCATTTTCTTATAAATGGCATAATACAATTGGCTATCGGTATGATGCGGTTTTTACTCGCATCCGTTTTAATACCGCCAATCATATAGCGTTCCTTTATATGCACATCAGCAAATTTTATTGATTTAATTTCGCCAGGTCGCATGCCTGTGTATATTAAGCATAACATGATTCTTGCATATTCATCTGTATTCGATAATTGCCATAAATCATAAATCTCTGCCGGTAAAAATGGCTTATGTAAAGTTGACTTTTCTTTTGCGGGCAACGTGACTAGGCTAGCGTAGTTTTTGTCAACAATATCATTTCGTATGGCTGCCAGAAAACATCCGTTCATGGCTGTTTTAATCTGTGCTAACGCAGGCCCGCTCATGTGGCTATGATCATCAATAATTGCTTGTAGATGGGCTAATCTAATATTTTTAATGGGGATATTCATAAGATGCAGCATTTTCTTTTTATTGTGAGGGTAACCGCCTTTGTCTAGTTGTACCCCTTTGCGCATCTTATCTTCGATCATCCATTCCCAACATTGGCCAAAGGTTGTATCCTTGGTCTCGTATTGCGGGGCGTTAGCGTCATAAGCAGATAGTGCATTATATGCTTCCTTTTGCGTTGTAAAGGTGCCTATCGATTTTCGCAATGGTTTACCCTCGGAGTCATATCCAAGGGTCACCACGGCTCTATATGGGCGCCGTAGAGGCTTGTGTTTCATCTTATATACGGTTCCAGTACCATTGGCTCGTTTCATCGCTATAGATATCCTCCTTGGTATAGTGAATAGCCTTAGAGGTATGCTATAATAATTGTGGAGTAAAAATAGAGTGCCTCTAAGGTATGAAGTTTTTAATAGCCCTCACTGCGGTGAGGGCTTATTTTTTTTTATTTAATTAGACTTAAATACTAAGTTATTTTCTTTATCGATGATATCCGCTATCTTTTCTGCAGTAATAGGGATTTCAATTTTATCGCCATTGCCGTTGATGAACTTAATTGTATACGGTGTGTTAAGCACTACATTTTTAGGGAAAGCGTAATAAACGATAGCATAGCTATGTGGCATTGCGTCATATATAACTGAGTTCATCTGTTCAGGCATAATATACTTACCGTCTTTTTCAATAAGTAATCGCTGTGATGGCACTTGTTGAGCTACAGTACCGGCTAATGGGTTCTTAAGATGCATTGCATAAGTGGCAATATATACATAGTCATTGCTATTTACTACTGCGCTCTTAAATGCTTCTCCAGGAAATATTAGGCGCTCGTCTTTAGAGTAAGCAATGTACTTTGCGATTGTGCCAGGTGTAACTAATACGGCCGCACCGCCTGCGCCACTCCGAAGTTCAACACCGTAATTGACAGGATTTTCTAATTTGCGGTCCGTCTTATATGATTGGCCAACACTCCATATTTTGTTGTACGTATCCGAAGTTACATCGATAAACTGTGCGGCAAAAGAAGTACTTACAGATAGGCTGAACATAACCATTAAAGGCAATAATTTACGCAATTTCATTTTTTATCTCCCTGTGTTAAATAATATGGTGATAAAAGTCGATTCCGTTAAGGTCGCCATCTTCAAGTTGAGACAGTCTAACCATACGCTCGACTAAATTAACATGATGATCTACATAAAAGTCATCATGAATAATATGACTTAACTCATGCTTTATTTCCTCCCTCATGCGTTCATGGGGGAGGTTTTTATTAATGTAGATATTATGAGTATCTACATCCTCTGACTCTTCAGAAACCGCTTTAGCATTTGGTAAGTCACAATAAATTAAATTAATAATCAATAATATCACTCTCCCTTGTAGATATTACTTATGCTTGGATTTTAAGAATTCAATGTATTTGACTGTTTCTTCCATTTCCTCCTTACTTATATCTTTAGCAGCAGAGAAGAGCATACGAGCTCCCGGTCGTGTGCGTAGGTACTCGGCGAACTCAGCGGCTTCTCGGTCTGTGTAGTATCCTCCTTCAACATGTTTTTCTACTAATTCAGATTTAGGTACCCCAAAATAATTTGCCATCATCTCTATTTTATCAATTCTAGGGTAAGTATTACCTTTTACCCAATCTGTAAAAGTTGTGTATTTAAAACCTAAATCTGAACAAATTTTATTTCGGTCTATTCCTCGACTGTCCATTAAACGTTGGATGTTCTCAGCCATAATAGCTTTGTTACCTAAATCGCTCATTTTCTAAACCTTTCTATGTAAACCAGCATTTTTATAACTATATATTACGTTGTTTCCGTAAAAAAATCAACATTTTACGGAAATTTTACGATAATTTATGTTTAATTTATGGACATTACGGTTTGTCCGTAGTAAGATGATAACTGTAAACAGGATTTGAAAAAGAAAGGAGGTTGCCTATGAAATACACATTGAAGATGCTACGAGCGTCTAAAAACTGGTCGCAAGTAACAGCTGCAGAGCAGATTGGCGTATCTGTTGATACGTGGGGAAATTGGGAAAGAAAACGTTCTTTCCCCGACGTGTTACACATCAAAAAGATACAAGAAGTGTTCAACGTGGCGTATGACGACATTATTTTTTTATAGTGTATTACGGTTTAACCGTTACGGAGGCGGATTAATGATTAAAAAAGTGATTTCGGTCGCCCAAATGTCGGCTGTCCTTGGGGTTAGCCTAACGGCAATCCGAGAGGGCATCGCAAGAGACCGATTCCCGTTCGCATATGCCTGGCAGTCGCCTGGTAAGAAATCCCGAAGCTTTGTCATCGATAAAGAGGGGTTTAGAACATTTCTTGTCCATTCGCTAGGTTGGGATGTGAAAGTAGTTGATGCGGAATTTAAATCCGCAGGAATTCATTAGGAGGATAATCATGACATGGATTGATGCAGGAATGCATTTAAGCTTAGCTGTGGCAGCAGTAGCGTCTATTTTATCAATGATGATGTTATAGGAGGATGAATAATGGGCTACATGTTAATCGGTACGTTCCTTATCGCCGGCTCCATGGGAGCCTTAGAACTCGACCAAATCGGATGGGAACAGTTTTTACTACAATCCTTTATCGGCTTCGCAGTATCACTTTATGGCTTTTACAAAGATAAAGCTGAAGTAGACGCCGAAGAGCAGGAAGATACTATGTATCACACTCATGTGGTAAGAAATCATGGCGAATACTGCCGCAATCCATATTACAACTAAAAGGAGGGAGAAAATGGCAAAACCTTATATCAGTAAACAAAAGGTAAGGGACTTCGTATCTCGTGTCAGTCTTGATAAAACCGATGCAATTGAAAAAGAATACGAAGCTTTGTTGACTAAAGAAATTAAGTCGCTAGATGCTTTTAAACGTCTAGAAGAGGCTTTATCTGAAGCTCGGAAAGCTGCTAGAGAAATTAAACAAGCGGGGTTTGGTGATAGCGTTTTGGCTAGTATTCCGACTTCGGACTTTTTAATCGATCGCATGATTAGTCGAGGTAAGAGCTTCTATAATGAACCACCAAAAGCATGGGCTTCAATTTGTGAACTATTAAATCCGTTCGTGGAACGACTAGCAAAAGTACGCAACGCCAGACAAAGCGCTTACAGAATTATTGATGAAGCTCAAACCGGACGTGCTGCTGCAGATGCGTTAAGAGAAGCAGGCCTAGATTATTACACATGGGAAGCTAGAAAGCCTGAGATGGTGCTTGATTTGACCGCTTTGAAAGGTGGTGATTAAATTGCGAAATTGTAGTACCTGTCCAAAACGAGAGTATTGCATTCCTGATGAATGTGAGGATTTGGGCATAAAAAATGAGCCTGATGATGCGGCAACATCAACAAGCTCAAATTAGAAAAATATCCATTTAAAGTATACCACAGAAAGGACATATTATGGAATTCCTATTAGTTACTTACGATACCAGTGATTATTACTGGCAAAATAACACACCGAGGCATAGCCTAGATGAATTTTGGTTTAGATATTACGAATCCGATACAAACGTTCCAATCGATAACATTGGTGTTGGTGATTGGGTGGTTGTTAAATCAAGAAACGGCTTAGGCATTGCTCGTGTATTGAAAAAGGCAAAAGACCTTGATACTGTTCGGATGCAAGGTTTCAAAGGAAATGTAGTCAAACAGGTCATTGCAGTTATCGATACTTCTAAATGTGATAAACGCGAAAGCAATCGATCTAAGTTGGAGGACATAGAAAAGAAACTCGAACAAAAGGCTAAGAACGCTGAGCGCTTGACTATGTATCGATTACTTGCAAAAAATAATCCAGAATTCTCGGCATTACTTACTGAGTATGAATCTGTAAAGGCGTCTGTCGATGAATTATAACGCTTTCATCAACTCAAAGTCTAAAATGTCAGAATCTCATGGATTTGTTATTGATGCGAATATGCTAAACAAACATCTTTTTGACTTTCAACGAGATATTGTTAAATGGGCCTTGGCAAAAGGTAAAGCTGCCATATTTGCAGATTGCGGTCTAGGTAAAACTTTAATGCAATTGTCCTGGGCGCATGAGATTTATCTACACACGGGTGGCTCAGTACTCATATTAGCACCGCTAGCTGTGGCCGCTCAAACACAGTCCGAGGGTGAACGTTTCGATATTCCCGTGACTATATGCGAATCCGATGATGACATTGTACCAGGCGTTAATATTACAAATTACGAGAAATTGGGACGATTCAATACCGACAATCTAATAGGTGTCGTGTTGGATGAATCGAGTATCCTAAAATCATTCACTGGTAAAGTGCGTACGGATTTGATTAATCGATTCAGTAATACGCCATATCGACTAGCGTGTACGGCAACACCTGCACCGAATGACTATATGGAACTTGGCAATCATGCGGAGTTCCTAGGCATCATGAGCCGTAATGAGATGCTATCTATGTATTTTACACACGATGGTAGTGATACCGCTAAATGGAGATTAAAGGGCCATGCAGAGAATACCTTTTGGGAGTGGATGGCGTCATGGGCAGTAGTGCTAGATAATCCAGCATCCCTGGGTTATGAAGATGATGGCTATGAATTGCCTGAGTTACACGTACATGAAATTGTCGTTGATAAAACAGGTGAGGACGTCCCTACTTTATCTCTACTGGAACGCCGCAGAGCCCGCAAAGCATCTCTTGAATCAAGATGTAGAGCAGCAGCTGATTTAGTTAATGCATCTAATGAGCAATGGCTAGTGTGGTGTGACCTTAATGATGAATCGACCACTCTAAAAGAAATGATTGATCTAGCAGAGGATGTCAAAGGTAGTGATAAGGCAACTCGAAAGCAAGGCATGATGTTAGGTTTTGGTTCTGGCTTTCTAAAATGTTTGGTGACAAAACCAAGTATCGCCGGATTCGGAATGAACTGGCAAAACTGCCACAATATGATATTTGTCGGGCTGTCTGATAGTTATGAGCAATATTATCAAGCGCTTCGTCGATGCTGGCGATTTGGCCAGAAGCATGAGGTGAATGCTTATATCGTAATCTCTGAAAAGGAGGGCACTGTTAAGGCGAACATCGAACGTAAGGAAGCGGATGCTATTAAAATGAGGGACGCTATGATTGCGCTAACCCGTGATGCTGTTCGTACCGAATTATCTAAAACTAGACGAGAATCAACGGAATACAATCCGTGTGTGCCGATGGTATTACCTAACTGGGCAGAAATGAGGGCTGTTATATGACTAAAATTTACGTAAGCCATCCATTCGGTGGATTGGTTAAGAATAAAAAGAATGCTGACTCTGTATTAAAGTGGCTGCAAGACGATATGGGCGTATTTCCAATAAAAGAACCTTTTGGCAGTGATACGCATAACATATTCCTTTCACCTATACATATGTTTGGGCATCTGTACAATAAGGTCGATTATGATACCGGCATGGGCTGGTGCATTGACCTTCTAAGTGGCTGCGATGCAATCGTAATGTGCAACGGCTGGGAGAACTCAACCGGGTGCAATTTAGAGCTAGCTTATGCTAAGGCTCATAACATAAGAGTCATTCACATCAATGAGTTAAAAGCAGCCAAATTAACTAAATTAGCTGTTGATGCAGGCATGAATAAATGTATAGCCGCTCTTGCTGGAGTCGCAACGCTGCAAGCGCTAAATAAGAAAGCAAAGGAGGACCTACAACGTGAACGTGCTAAATCAGTTAATTGAGTCCAGATTTGCAATCTATAATGGCGACTCAGTAGAAGTGCTGAAAGGGCTACCTGATGATAGCGTTCATTACTCCATATTTAGCCCGCCATTTAGTAGTTTGTATGTCTACTCTAATTCTGATAGGGATATGGGCAACTCATCTACTGATAGCGAGTTTTGGCAGCACTTCAAGTATTTAATTACTGAATTACATCGTGTAATAATGCCTGGGCGATTAGTATCAGTTCATTGTATGGATTTACCACTCACGAAATCCAGGGACGGTGTTATCGGAATGAAAGACTTTCCTGGTGACATTATTCGAGCCTTTCAGGATGCTGGATTCGTGATGCATTCTCGTGTCACGATTTGGAAAGACCCTCTCATCGAGGCTACTCGGACAAAGGCACTAGGGCTTTTGCATAAGCAGATTGTAAAAGATTCTGCCATGTGTAGAATGGGGGCGCCTGATTACATCGTGACATTGCGTAAGCCCGGTGACAATCCGGAGCCCATCGCACATCCGGAAGGGTTTACTCGATTTTTCGGTCAAGAGGAACCTGAGGGCATCAAAGGAATTGAACGACCCGCGCCAGATCCAGCATTATTTGATAAAAAACAAAAATACAATACTGAGCCTATGTATAGCCATCAGGTATGGCGCCGATATGCTAATCCCGTATGGGCCGACATCCGACAAACGCATACGCTGAATTATAAAGCAGCTCGAGACAATAAGGATGAACGTCACATATGCCCGCTACAGCTAGATACGGTGGCTCGATGCATAGAATTGTGGAGTAATCCAAATGATATCGTACTTGATCCATTTGCTGGTATTGGTACGGTCCCAGTTATGGCACTTCGTATGGGTCGTAGGGCTTTAGGCTTTGAATTAAAAGAATCGTATTACAACCAATCAATTATTAATATTCAGGAGGAGTTAAAGAATGATTAAAGTTGAAGTTCAAGGAGTTAATGTACTAGATGTATATAATCAGCTAAAAGCTGTGTTAAATCAATTCAAAAGTTTTGTAGATAGCGATAGAGCAATGGATGATAAAGCCCCTGGCATAGTGGATACAGTGGTATCTGCAGTAGCGGCACCCTCTATGGATGTATCTAATCTTGCACCGCAAGCTACAATTCAAGGTGTACCTACTACAACAGTAGCTATGCAACCGGACTCTGTATCCATGACGGTACCTAATGCAGCTGTACAAGTTACTCCTACTCAAGTAGCCGTTACCGCACCAAGTGTCAACGTGGCCACTGATACACCGGTACAAACTGCTGCCGCACCTGTACAAACAGCTGTTACCGCTCCTGTATCTCAGGAAGTTAAGAAGTATACATTGCCTGAAATTCAAGCGGCTCTTGCGCCATTGCTTGATGCTGGGAAAGCCGTAGAATTACAACAGTTAATGACACAATTTGGCGTTCAATACTTAGGTCAAGTACCTGAGGACAGATACCCTGAATTAGTAAATGCAATTAGAGGATTGGGGGCAAGAATCTAATGGCACCTCGATCACATGCATTATTAAACGCATCGGGGTCGCACCGGTGGCTGCATTGTACAGCCGCCCCTCTTCTAGAGGAGAACTTTCCCGATAGTACATCTGTGTATGCAAAGGAAGGAACCCTGGCACACGAACTGTGTGAGTTAAAACTACAGAAGTATACAACGGCCATGGCTAAATCCACATACACTCGCAAGTTCAACAAAATCAAAAAGGATGAGTTGTGGCAACCAGAAATGGACGATACCTCGGAAATATACCTCGAATATATCAAAGGCGTTATGTTAGCTTGCACGGCAACTCCAGTAGTAGCCATTGAAAAACGCGTTGATTTTAGCCGCTATGTACCCGATGGATTCGGCACGGCTGACTGTATCATCCTATCTGGGGACACTTTGCACATCGTTGATTATAAGCACGGAAAAGGGGTAGTCGTTGATGCGGAACACAATCCGCAAATGATGTTATATGCCCTCGGTGCGATTGATGCGTATAGCTTACTCTATATGTTCAATACGGTCAAAATGACTATCGTGCAGCCCCGTGTTAATAATATCAGCGAATGGGAAATCCCTACGGCAGAACTACTGGATTGGGGTAATACCTTTGTCAAACCCCGCGCAGATGAGGCTATGTCTGGTAACGGTAAATTTGAACCCGGTGACTGGTGCAGATTCTGCAGGGCAAAACAACAGTGCAAAGCCCGATATGATGCAAACGACTCATTGCACAGTGCGCTAGTTTCTAATCATGATCCTCGGCTTATCTCGATGACAGAACTCGGTGAATATCTTCGTCGAGGGAAAGACGTCGCTGCTTGGCTCGAGGATATGAAAGATTACGCACTCACTGAATCTCTTAATGGGGTGACAGTCCCTGGCTGGAAAGCAGTAGAGGGTCGTGGTAGTCGGGCATTTCAAGACACCGATGCTGCTATTGATACTTTAATCAAAGCAGGTATCGATGAAAGCATTCTGTATGAACGTAAGACATTAACATTGGCTCAGATGGAAAAGACCATCGGTAAAACCCAATTTAATGATATGGTAGGTGACATGATAGTTAAGAAAGCAGGCAAGCCTACCTTAGTTGAGGAATCCGATAAGCGCCCTCGGATTACCAATCAACCTACTGCGGCGCAAATATTTAATGTATCTAATGATAATAATGGAGGTAATTAATTATGTCATTCGTTCCACAACCAACTGAAGTATTATTGCAAAATGTTCGTGTATCCTACTGCCATCTATTAGAACCTTGGGCTAATTCCACACAGCCTGGTGCTAAACCTAGATATTCAGCTACTATTCTTTTACCTAAAACTGATGTAGCTCAACACCAAGCTCTCATGAATGCTATCGAAGCTGCTATCCAATCAGCTCGTACTAAATTCGGCGCGCGTGTTCCAGCACAGCCAAAAGTACCAATTCATGACGGCGATGGATACACACAATCTGGTAAGGAGTTTGGTCCTGAATGTAAAGGTCATTGGGTGTTTACAGCAGCGCAAGATGCTAGCTATAAAGTTGAAGTAGTAGATCTTCAAGGTAATCCTCTCACAAATCCTACACAAGTATATTCCGGTATGTATGTCAATGTACTCGTTCGATTCTTCTTCTACTCCAATCAATCCACTGGTATCGGATGTGGTTTGGGCCCTGTTCAAAAAGTACGCGATGGTGAAGCGTTGGGCAGCATGCCTGTTGCAGCATCCTCTGTATTTGGTGCACCTCAAGGTAGTGCGGCTAATGTTTATACCGGTGCTCCAGTAGCAGCAGGTCAACCTGTGCAACAACAAGCAGCTCAACAAGGTTATGTACAACCGGCACATGCTACGACACCTCAGCAATCTGTACAACAGGCTCCTGTAGGGATTAACCCTGTAACTGGTCAACCTTACTAATAGGTGCCTGATATGAGGCATCTAAGTATTGATATAGAAACATATTCATCAACTGATATCTCATTCGGAGTGTACAAATACACTGAATCACCTGATTTCGCCATATTACTATTTGCGTATTCCTACGACTTTGGTCCTGTTGAAGTTGTAGATTTAGCGCAGGGAGGAGTAATTCCTGACAGTGTAATTCGTGATTTATTAAACCCAGATGTAATCAAGCACGCTTACAATGCACAATTTGAAATTACGTGTCTAAATCGTGCAGGGTTACTCACATCTGTTGATCAGTGGCAGTGCACGATGATTCACGGTGCCTACCTGGGATATCCTATGGGCCTAGCCTTACTCGGCAAGGCCCTGGGGTTACCTCAGGATAAGAAAAAGGACACGTCAGGGAAAGCACTTATCAAGTACTTTTGTACACCATGCAAGCCTACCAAACGAAATGGAGGACGTACCCGTAATCTACCTAGACACGATATGGATAAATGGAATGCATTCATTGAGTACAACCGTCAGGACGTTATCACTGAGATAGAATGTTATCACAGGTTAGCCGCATTCCCCGTACCTGATGATACGTGGAAAGATTGGTATCTTGATATCCAAATCAATAGTAGAGGTGTACGCATCGACCATGAATTGGTTGAGGGCGCATTATACATCGATGAAGAAAATCGCGAGATGCTGATGAATGAGGCTTATCAAATTACAGGACTCAGCAATCCTAACAGCCGCAATCAATTACTTGATTGGCTAAACAATAATACTAATGTCAGTCTTGAAAAGTTAACTAAGGACACTGTGGCCGATGCTCTATTGGATGCTGATGATGTTGCCGCAAAAGTTCTTACTATTCGTAAAAAGCTAGCTAAGTCATCTGTATCTAAATATACGATGACTGATAGTGCTATGGGCGCTGATCTTCGTCTCAGGGGAACATTGCAGTTCTATGGTGCCAACCGTACCGGACGCTGGGCGGGTCGTCTTATCCAGGTGCAGAACCTACCAAGAAATTACATCGAAAACCTCGACACGGCTCGGTATCTCGTTAAAACCAAAAACCGTCAAGGGTTAGAACTTCTATACGGCGATGTATCTGATACGCTATCTCAATTAATTCGTACCTCAATTATTGCTGAAAAGGACAATACATTATGTGTGGCCGACTTCTCGGCCATTGAGGCTCGTGTTATTGCATGGTTATCGGGAGAACATTGGCGGCAGCGAGTATTCGCTGAGGGCGGAGACATATACTGTGCTTCCGCATCATCGATGTTTGGTGTTCCCGTTGTTAAACATGGCGAAAATGGACACCTTAGACAAAAAGGCAAAGTCGCTGAATTGGCACTTGGCTATCAAGGCGGAGTGAATGCGTTAAAAGCCATGGGAGCTCTTGATATGGGACTCCATGAGGAGGAATTACCTGAAATCGTAAATTTATGGCGCAACGCATCGCCTAGAATAAGAGATTTGTGGTATGCCGTTGAGAATGCGGCCGTGTACACCGTTACTACCGGGAATCCTATAGGCCTTGACCACGGCATTATGTTCCGTTTGGAAATTGATCCAATATACGGTTACCGTTATATGACGATTGAACTACCTAGCGGACGTAAGTTATTTTATCCTAGCCCAAGCATTAAGCAGAATGCGTTCGGTAAGGATGCTGTACATTTTAAGACTAAAGTAAACGCTGCATGGGTTACTGAAAGCACCTATGGAGGCAAATTAGTCGAAAACATCACACAAGCAGTCGCTCGTGATTGCTTAGCTTTGACTCTGCGCCGATTGGCGGATGTAGGATATCAAATTATTATGCACATTCACGATGAAGCTGTACTTGAAATCAACAAGGAGAATGCTGAGTCTACGTTGGATGATGTTAATGCTATATTCTCAATCGCCATACCTTGGGCAGACGGGCTGCTATTATCATCCGCAGGATTTACTAACGACTATTATATGAAAGATTAGGAGGGGATACACTTGCAAAACGATAAACTGATTACCATCAGTATCGGTGCGAGTCGCACATCAAAGCAATGGACCCGTACGGAGATGTTGTGGTCCGAGTTTTGTGAACGCCTCAAAATCCCCGTTCGTACAACAGAAACCGTGGACGAATACCACAGATTGCCAAAATCTGAGAAAAGCAAGTTAAAGGACATAGGCGGCTTTGTTGGTGGTACTTTAAACGGTCTACAACGTAAAGCTATTAACGTGTCTGGACGTGACCTGATTACTCTTGATATGGATGCCATATCGCCTGGGGAAACTGAGAACGTCGCCCGCACGATTGACAGCCTAGGCATGGCTTATGTCATCTACTCAACCCGTTCTCATACGGTGCATCGTCCACGGTTACGTGTTATCGTCCCTACTGATAGAACGATGACACCTGATGAGTATGAGCCTATTGCTCGTAAGCTGGCGGAGCTCATCGGCATTGGTATGATGGATGGAACTACGTTCGAAGCTTCTCGGCTCATGTATTGGCCATCATGCCCGAATGATGCACAGTATATATATTACGTAGGTGATAAAGCGTTCTTATCTGCTGACGGTATGCTCGGCCAATACACTGATTGGCGAGATGTGCGTTCTTGGCCACAAGTACCAGGTAAGGAAGCATCGCAGCATGAAAAGCAGTTACTTGCAAAGCAAGCTGATCCGAGAGAAAAACCAGGTATCGTAGGTGCCTTTTGTCGAATATATGGTATCCGTGAGGCGATTGATAAATTCATACCTCATGCATATGTCGATGTTGATGGCAGCGAGGACCGCTTAACGTTCGTTACTGGCTCAACGGTAGCCGGGGCGGTTATATATGATGACGATACATTCCTGTTCAGCCACCATAATACTGACCCGTGTAGTGGTCAATTGGTTAATGCCTTTGACCTTATCCGGCTGCATAAGTTCCACAGCTTAGATGAGACCGCTAAGGATGGGACACCAGGGCATAAGCTGCCATCTTACATGGCTATGTCTAAACTAGCTATGCAAGATACGGTAGTCGTTAACGAACTCAACATGGCCCGTGCCCGAGAATCGGCATCAAATGTATTTGCTGATATTATCACGGATGTATCGGCTCACGCTGAGACATCCGACCTCGACCCTAATGCTTTAACGAACGTCGACTGGATGAAAAGTTCGACTTTAAAGTACGACGAGAATGGTCGACCTAAGAACACATTGGATAACATGCTTAAAATCATGCACCATGATCCGGCGCTTGTTGGTAGACTTGCCTATGATAGATTTGGTTCGAGATACGTGGCAAAAGGAGCCCTGCCATGGAACCCAACACCAGGACTTCGCATATGGACAGACGCAGATGATGCGGGCTTACGGTGGTACCTAGAAAATAAATATGATATCACCGGCAAAGATAAAATCATGGATGCCCTCATTATGTGCGCTGAACAAAATGGGTTTAATGAAGTACTAGATTACCTTAACGGATTATCCTGGGACGGCATTGCCCGACTAGATACCATATTCATCGACTACTTAGGGGCTGAGGATAATGTATATACCCGTGCAGCCGCTAGAAAGTCATTTACGGCGGCAGTAGCGCGAGCGTTTGAGCCTGGGTGCAAGTACGATACGATGCCAATTCTTATTGGCGGTCAGGGTATTGGTAAAAGTACCCTTATCCGCACGATGGGTAAGAAGTGGTATGCTGATGGCTTAAATACCTTTGAAGGTAAGGAAGCTGCGGAAGGCATTCAAGGTAAATGGATCATAGAAGCCGGTGAAATGGCGGGGTATTCGAGGGCTGAAGAAAATGCGTCTAAGCAGTTCTTAAGTCGTCAAGTAGATGTATTTCGTCAAGCCTATGGCCGACGTACGCAAGAATATCCACGGCAGTGTGTGTTCTTTGGTAGCACGAATCAATATGAATTTCTAAAAGATATTACGGGCAATCGCCGATTTTGGCCAATCGATCTTGAAATGACGACTCCACGAAAGAATATATTCGTTAATCTTCCGGGGGAAGTAGATCAGTTATGGGCGGAGGCCTTGTATCGTTATAAAAGCGGGGAAAGCCTCATTATCGAGGATGACCCGAATGTACTAAAACTGGCTGATGCGGCTAGAGAGGCGCACATGGAATCAAATACCAAAGCAGGACTGATTAATGAGTTTTTATTAATCAAAGTGCCTTTAAATTGGAATGTGATGAGTCGGAGCGCCAGGAGGACGTTCCTTAGCATGAATGCTAAACCTGCCGAGGGTCAAGAATTAGTATATCGTGATCGTATTTGTGCAGCAGAGGTATGGTGGGAGTGTTTTGGTAACGACCCAAGTCGCATGAAGAAGATCGAGACCAGGGAAATTAATCAAATACTGGCGGACTCTCCATATACAATGGGCGGAAGTCAGTTGATGAGATTTGGTGAATATGGACATCAAAGAGGGTTCAGAATCAACGAGTCAAAACTGAAATTATAACGTTAACATTCTCAATTAAACGTTAACATTCTCAGTATTTTTGTTAACATTAGAATGTTAACGAATTTGGAGAATGTTAACGTACTATGTTAACGTATAAAGTCAGTATTTATCTATATTCATATAGGTTGGTTAACATTGTTAACATTATATACTGGTAAATATCAAAACAAAGAGTTTTAAGAAAAAATATGCCCTTTACAGCCTTAATTTGAACCCTCATATACGCGTATGTAAACATGTTAACGTTTAAGAATTTTAGAGGTGAGAAATGCTAGAAAAAGATATCGAGAGAAAATTAATCGCAGGTGTCAAACGCGCGGGAGGCAAAGCGTATAAATTCGTATCCCCTGGTAATGTCGGTGTGCCTGATCGCATCGTCATATGGCCGAATGGTGTTATACATTTCGTAGAATTGAAGACATCCAAAGGCGTACTTTCGCGATTGCAGGGAGTCCAAGCCCGTGAATTACAAAAGCTAAATCAAAAAGTATTTGTATTAAAAGGTGCAGATGCCGTGGTTGGCTATTTGGAGCAATTCACGGAAGAATTCGGGGTGAAAGCGTAATGCAGTTTATTCCGCATGCGTATCAGCGATACTGTATCGACAAGACCGTTAATCAAAATAAGATAGGGCTATTCCTGGATATGGGTTTAGGAAAAACGATTATCACGTTATCCGCTATATACGAATTGAAGTACTCCCGATTCGCCATTCGTAAAGTGCTAATTATAGCGCCTAAGAAAGTAGCGGAGGCTACATGGCAACGAGAATCACGAAAATGGGACGGTGTAGGTATATTGAGGATATCTACTGTATTAGGCAGCCTGAAAAAGCGTATTAAGGCTTTAAACACACCTGCTGATATCTACATCATTAATCGCGAGAATGTAACGTGGTTAGTTGATTACTACAAGAATGCATGGCCGTTTGACATGGTAGTTGTGGATGAATCTAGTTCCTTTAAAAACCATACAGCTAAGCGTTTTAAGTCATTAGCCTATATGCATAACCACATCAAGCGCATGGTGTTGTTAACAGGTACGCCAGCCCCTAACGGATTAATCGATCTATGGGCACAAGTGTATTTATTAGACCGTGGTGAGTCATTAGGGAAAACGTATACAGGATTTAGAGATTACTATTTCGAGCCCGATCAGAGGTCACGCGAAATGGTGTATTCATATAAACCTAAATCCGATTCAAATGACAGTATCATGGCGGCAATATCTGGGTTATGCATATCCATGAAAGCAAGTGACTATTTGGAGCTACCTCCAGTAATCAACGATATTAAATATGTGCAGTTAGATTCAAAAGCAAAAAAAGCCTATGAAGATATGGAACGCACATCTGTATTAGAGTTGATTGAAGCTGACGAAGATATCACAGCTTTGAGTGCAGCAGCATTATCCACAAAGTTACAACAGTTAGCGAACGGTGCTGTATATGATGGCGACAGAAACGTTCACGAGATACACGGCTGTAAGATTGAGGCTTTTATGGAACTTGTAGAACAGTTAAACGGAAAGCCTGCATTAGTGTTTTACAACTTTAAACATGACTGTGAACGGTTAAAAGCAGCATTAGCTAAGACTAAATTACGAGTCTGTGAGTTAAAGGGTGCCGATGATGAGATAGCGTGGAATGCTGGAGAGATTGATATTCTATTAGCGCATCCGGCTAGTACGGCATATGGGCTTAACTTACAGGACGGCGGGAATCACGTAATATGGTTCGGGTTAAACTGGAGTCTTGAGTTATACCAACAAGCTAATAAGCGGTTACATCGCCAAGGTCAAATGGAGAAGGTAATTATCCATCATCTGATATGTGAGGGAACTCGCGACGAGGATATGATGGATGCACTAGCCCAAAAAGACCGAGCACAGGAATATGTGCTGCAAAGCCTAAAAGCAAGAATCGATAAATACAGAAAGGATGATTAATATGGGTCAATTTATAATGGCAGGATTAATCGGGGCTATCGTAGTAATAGTGTGTTACACGACTATTCAAGTTATAGATAACATTGATAATCGAAAACACAAGACAGTATATGGGCTAACCCCAGGTAGATTGTATGAGATACCTAATAGACCCCCGCCACCACCTATTAAGTTATCAGCTGATGAAACCTTAAAACGTTTGGCAGCTGATGAAAGATTGAAGTATTTGGGAAAAGTTATAACAGCTAAATCTTCTAATTCTACAATTAAACAACATGATGATATAAACCCCCCAAGCCATTATACACAAGGGAATATCGAGGTTATCGATTACATCGAAGACAAGAAACTAGGGTATCGATTGGGTAATGTAGTGAAGTATGTATCCCGAGCTGGTCATAAGGACGATGCTATTAAGGATTTGAAAAAAGCCAGATGGTATCTAAATCGGGAAATTGCAAAGAGGGAAGAGCATGACAAAAGTCGAGCGACTACTAATTAACAAAGGGCACTATCTAGATGATACGTATCATCTTGTCATGGATATAGTTAAGGTCGTAGATAATCTCAAAGATAACGTTGCCGAGAGATTAGATGACGACCTAAGTGATGATGCATATGCCATGTGTGAGGAGATGTTTACCGCTGTTGAGCAATGCAAAGCAGATATGGTAGAAGCCATCGAGGATATTGTCGAACGTATGGAGGTAAAGGATGCAAAAGCGTAGAAGCAGGTCAGATGTGATTGTAGGTGCCATACAGTCAGATTTAAGTCTTGCCATCATACGAGCCCGTAATAGACAACTGAGGTCACCTATGTTAGATGATAGAATTCGTGAAAGCGGATACATTGACGGATTACTACGAGCACAGATGATTATCAGTAAATATGGAGACTATCGCATATGATGGCTAAAGAAGAACTGCAAGCTGTCCGCCATACTGAGCAGCGAATGCGTGCGTTAGAGATTCAGCTAGGTGCGATTAACCGAGACTTACATTCAGAAGCCATACAGATATGTGAATCGGGAGATGCTATGCCACGAATCAGTAAGCATTTACAGGAATGTAGGGAAGAACTGAACAGAGAGTGGGATAAGCTGATTGATTCTCGAAACAAGATCAAGCATGTCATCAGTCAAATCGCTGACGGGCAATACAGGGATGTACTGAATCTCAGATACATTAATGCATTGCCATGGGAGCAGATAGCTGTCGAACTAGGGTATTCGTGGCGACAAGTTCACAGACTTCACAAGAAAGCAATAGCTGAATTTGAAAAGATGGCATAGAATGGCACACTCTTAATTTAATATAATGTAAATGTAGTAGATAGCAGGCAGTGTCTGGCCCGCACAATATGTCTGCCTGCTGCACTGCCCCGGGGTAGACCTTACTTAGTTGAGGTCTACCCTTTTTCTTATTGAGTATCAATGATAATACCTAATTGAGAAAATAAAAATTTGGAAAAGGTACTCCGCGGGCGAAAAATGGCCGCTGGTCGCCCCCGCGCGATGGTCCTCTCTCTGTGAGAAAAATTTTCCTGTTGAATGTAGAAAGACGATTTAAGAAAGGAGTACACCTATGGCGGACACAAAACCGAGAGTGAAATTTGATGCTGCAGGCAATCTGCTCGTATCCAGCACTCAACTATGTGACCTCTTGCGGGTCACTCCGGAAATTATTTCTCGACATCATAAAGCAGGGATGCCTAAAGCCTCTGTAGGTTGGTGGAATCTCCGGGAAGTCCTCGTGTATTTAGGACAGGCGAAAGGTGATAACGCTAAAAGCAAATCCGCATCAACTCGTAAGCTAGAAGCCGAAGCTGATTATAAAGAAGCAAAGGCCGCGCGTGAAAAGAAAATGCTAGATGTGCTTAATGGAGAATATGTCCCTCGTGCCGATGTGGCGCAGGCATGGGCTAACCGAATATTGGAATTAAAAACATCGTTTACCAAATTAGGTAAGCGTATCGGAAGTGAATTCACGGATCCTGAGGAACGTGCTCGTGTAGAAAAGGTGGTGAATGGCCTTGTCGAAGAATACCTCGAAAGCTACGCACGCGCCGGCGAGTACACGCCGAAAGCCAAAGCCGCGCGAAAAGGTAAGCCTAAAGGTTGACTGGTTCCCTGAGGAATTAGAGGCATTCAAGCCACCTGAAAGATACACCGTTTCAGAATGGGCAGATAAGTACAGGGTACTGACTAATATATCTGCCGAACCTGGGCGCTGGCGTACAGCACGGACACCTTATCTCAAGGAGCCTATGGACAAATTCACAGACCCTCTCATTGAAAGCATCTCGTTATGTTTCGGATCGCAGATTGGTAAGACGGAAACTGAGCTTAATATGATTGGATATGCGTTACATCAAACCGTATCTCCAACCATGATGGTTTATCCGACGGATACTATCGCGAAATTCGCTAGTGATAAACGTGTACAGCCAATGATTAGAAGCGTAGAGCCGCTTGCGGATATGTATGACGAAAGCAGTAAGCTACTAGAGTTAGACTTCGTTAATGGGAATTACATGGTGCTCGTAGGAGCGAACTCACCAAGTAGCTTGTCAAGTCGGTCAATTAAGTACTTATTCTTCGATGAAATTGATAAGTACCCAGCTTTCTCCGGTAAGGAAGCGAATCCGATTAAGCTGGCTGAGGAACGTACCAAGACATTCGTTGATAAGAAGATTGTAAGGGTGTCAACTCCTACGATTGAAAGTGGCAATATTTGGCAATCCTATATGGGCGCAAATGAACGTAAGCAGTATTACGTGCCATGTCCGCATTGCGGGGTGTCGCAGACCCTCAAATTCAAACAGATAAAATGGCCGGAAGAACACCATGGCAATGCGGATATGATACGTGATACCGCATATTATGAGTGCGAACATTGTAAGCACCGTATTGATGATAAGCATAAGATGGATATGCTCCGGCAAGGTGAATGGCGAGCGGTGAATGAATCGCAAGTTCGAGTCGTCCGGTCGGTCGCCTATCATCTATCATCTCTATATTCTCCATGGGTCACCTTCGGGGATGTAGCATATGAGTTTGTCAAATCAAAAGATACGCCAAGTGAGTTAATGAACTTCATCAATTCGTGGCTAGCAGAGCCGTGGAAATCTGCGAAAACTAAAAGCACGCAGAATCTCGTGTTTACGCAGTCGGAAGTTCCTCGCGGTATTGTGCCACAGCATGCGCCACTACTTATCGCCTCTGTCGACGTGCAGCAAGATCATTTCTGGTGGGAGGTTAGAGCCTACGCTCATGGAGTATCAAGTTACTTAGTCGATTATGGTCAAGCAAGTAGTTGGGCAGATTTAACTGAGGTACTCATCGATAGAGAATATCCATCAGAGTATGGTGAGGCCCGTAAGATTGTGAGGGCAGGTATCGATAGTGGCTACCGAACAGATGAAGTATATCAGTACTGTGCGCAGTACCCAGAAGTATGCGTGCCGGTTAAAGGTGATTCTTCGCACAGTCCTCTAGCTCCGCCATATAAGATGAGCAGCATCGAGAAGGGCGTCATCGGCGGTATGAAGCTGTACGTGGTGAATACCGATTACTGGAAGGACTTTATATTTGCACGTATGGTACGCCCGGCTAATGAGCCTGGCACAATCCATTTATTTAAGGATTGCCCAGAGGAATATTCGGAGCACCTTCGGTCGGAGGAAAAGCAAGAAATCCGAAATGTAAAGACCGGAGTAGTTACAGTGCAATGGAAACCATTAACCAGTCATCCAACAAATCACTTGTTGGATACATGTGTATACAACGCTATGGTGGCGGACTCGGTAGGTGTCAAATACCTACCTGAATACAATCCGGATACCGATGAGGAGGACGAAGATACGGATGATGAAGACTTTAACGCAGATAGCAGAGGTTGGTTTAGTTAAGAAGGAGGTGAGACCATGAGCGCAAGAGAAGACTTGGAGCGTATTCGAATGATAATCGAGGAAATCGAGACAAATGGATACGCCGAGATGTCTGTAGGTGGTAAGCGATTTAAGACGCATGACCTGCCGACATTATACGCCCGTGAACGTGAGTTAATGTCTCGCGTTGATGATGAGGAAGGTAATAGCACGACATCCTACGTGTCATGGGAGCGACGATGAACATACTCGATAAGGTAATAGCTTATTTCAATCCAGAACGAGCTGCCCGTAGAGCATATTTTCGTAGTTCGCTTGAACGTGGATATGATGCGGCGTCAACAGACCGATTGAGTAGCGACTGGATGCCGGTATTTGGTACAGCTGAACAAGTAGCATCAGGCCAACGTGATTTGATCCGAGGTCGTGCACGTGCAGCAGAACTTAATAGCGACCTCGCTGAAAGTGTTGTATTGGCATTACTGCGGAATGTAGTAGGTACCGGAATAAAGCCACAGTGCAAAATTAAGACCCGCGCAGGAAAGCTGAATGAAAGACTCAATAAGAAGATTGAGGAGGCTTGGTCTGACTGGGTGGATAAAGAGAATGCGGATATCCGAGGAATATCTACGTTTTATGAGTTGCAAGAAATGGCTTTACGTCGAATGGTCTATGATGGAGAAATCTTAGTCAATATGACCTCCGAAGGTACAGATATACCACTATCATTACAGCTTATCGAGGGCGAGAATATCGGAGCCGTATCGGTAAGCGAGAATGGTAACAATATTGTTAATGGTGTGGAAGTTAATAAATACGGAAGACCAATAGCATATCACGTATTCCAAACAGACCCGTTAGGAATACGGTCGTTTAATGAGGCACGATTGCCAAGTAATAGGGCTTTCCTGTTACATAAGCCTCGTAGACCTAGTGAACTGCGCGGGGTTAGTATGTTAGCCCTCGTATTAAAGCGTATTCACGACGTAGATGAATATATGGATGCCGACCTTATAGCGGCTCGTGTAGCCGCATGTTTTGGCGCGTTTGTAACAAGTAATACTGGGAACGCTCCTATAATTTCTAACAAAACGGACGGCAAAGGTAAGAAAGTTCGTTCAATGGCACCAGGGATTATCCAACATCTACGTGCAGGTGAATCTATTTCGTTTGCGGAACCTAAGCGAAATGCCGGAACCGCATCAGAATATTCGGCGACCCAAACAAGACGCATAGCGTCGGGCATGGGCCTAAGTGCGGACATAGTGACGCGCAACATTAGTGGTAACTTCTCCGCAGCTCGGCAGAATATGCTGGAGGACCAGCAATCATTCAAGCAGATGCAGCGTTTTATAATCGAGCATTTTTGTATGCCTGTATGGCGGGCTTTCATTGAAGCATGCTATCTAAAGGGAATTATCCCGGCCAATGACTATGCAGCAAACCCAAAACTTTATAAGAAAGTAGCATGGTTAGCTCCAGGCTGGTCTTGGATTGACCCTGTTAAGGAAGTTAATGCTAACAAGGAAGCGATTAAGGCAGGACTCACAACGCTCGAGGATGTATGTAGTGCATCAGGTAAAGACTGGGAAGAAGTACTTGAACAGCGGAAGCTGGAACAAGACCGCATTAAGGAATTGGGTGTTGCCCTTGATATGAATGGGGACATAACGAATCTAGCGGATGATAACACCACTGATATGAAGGGAGATGATAGCTAGTGGGGAAATTTGCAAAGCAGCTCTTAGGTAAATATGCCCGAGAGGCGCAAATTACAAACATCGAAGCGAACGAAGACCGTACCGTCGAATTGTCCTTCTCCTCTGAAGAACCATATGAAAGATGGTTCGGAACAGAGATATTGTGTCATGACGACGGATGCATTAATCTAGACCGATTTAATAATGGGTTTGGTACATTGCTATTCAATCATGACCGCGACGCGGTTGTCGGTCACATTGATAAAGTGTGGATTGAAGACAATCGAGGCAGGGCGATTGTTCGATTCGATGAAGACGATGAGTCTGAAAAGATTTATCAAAAAGTGTTAAAAGGCACGCTACAGGGCGTGAGTGTCGGGTATTCCATAAGCCGATACGAGGAATTAATTGATTCCGATTCTAAAAGTTCCAACGGTCGGTTTACTGGTCCGGGTTATGTAATCACAGACTGGGAACCGTTGGAAATTAGTATTGTGTCCGTCCCTGCGGATCCAAGTGTAGGGGTAGGCAGAAGTGTAGATGATAATGAGGAGGAACCTATGAAAGGTGATGCAAAAGCAAAAGGCACTGAGCAAAACGTGCCACAAGTAGTACCGGAAGTACCAGAGTCCGGAGTTAAAGGTTTTAATGCAGATGATGCTAAAAAGTTGATTGCGGCAGAACGTGAACGCGTATCTACAATCACAAGTTTGTGCCGTGATTTCGAAGTTGACGGTGTAGATGAATTCATTAAATCCGGCAAATCTGTTGCCGAAGTTCGTGAGGCAGTAATGGATGCGTTGCGTGAACGCAATAAACCAGTATCCATTAAAGTCGGCGAAGCAGATTCTGATAAGTTCCGCATGGCTATGCAGGACGCTTTGATGATGTCTGCGGGCATCCCGGTCGCAAATCCTGCACCTGGTGCAAATGAACTACGTTCTATGTCCTTGATGGAATTAGCTCGTGAGTCCTTAGTTCGTGAAGGCTTAACCGCTAACTATGCTGACCGATTGGAATTGGCACGTGAAGCGATTAACTCCACATCCACATTCCCAATTGCTTTGTCTAACGTAGCAAATAAATCCTTGGTACAAGGCTATGAAACCGCACCGGCTACATTCGATACATGGACCGGCAAAGGTAGTAACCGTGATTTCAAACCGGCAAAACGTATTCTACTTTCTGAAACAGCTGAATTGAAACTCGTTCCTGAAGGCGGACAATTCAAGGATTCTAAGTTGGAAGAAGCTGGTAACGACGTTCGTGTATTAACATACGGTCGTACGTTCAGCTTAACACGACAAGCTATCATCAATGATGATTTGGGTGTGTTCAAAGATATCGCTTCCAAATTTGGTCGTTCTGCAAAGGATACCATCAACAGCATGGTGTATGGGTTGTTAACAGGCAACACTGTATTGAGTGATGGTAAAGCACTATTCAGCGCTGATAGAAATAACGTTGCAACCGCAGGCTCTGAATTAAGTGTCGCATCCTTATCTGCAGGTGTAGCAGCAATGCGACGTCAAAAGCACATTGGCGAAAATCGCAATTTGAACATCGCACCTACGTATTTGATTATTCCGCCAGAACTCGAAGCATTGGCTTATCAATTGGTTAAATCTACCGTAGATCCTGCTCGTAATAATGATACAGATAACCCATTCAGTGGTCGATTCACTATCGTCGTAGATGCAGCATTAACGGATCCACATGCTTGGTATTTAGCCGCACGTCCTACAGATGTTCAAACCATCGAAGTAACGTACTTAAATGGCGTTGAAACGCCTCGTTTAGAATCGCAAACAGGCTTCAAAGTTGATGGTATCGAGTACAAAGTCGCTATGGACTGCAACGCAACAGCTCTCGACTTCCGTGGCTTGTACAAAAACCCTGGTAAATAATTAGTAATTGATTTAGGAGGTAACTAGATATGGCACAATTCATTCAAGAATTAGATCGTATTGATTTTAAAAATACAGCATCCGATATGATTGCCGTAGGGGATATTGTCCCTGTCGGCAAAATGCACGGCGTGGCAATAACTGATATTGCGCCTGGTGCAATCGGTGCGGTTAAGGTCACAGGATGCTTTACAGTTGATGCAGTTGTGACAGATGCATTTGCAGTAGGTGATGTTGTGTATTTTGATAAAACGCAAAAGCGTGCAACTAAAACAGACACAAATCCAGTATTGGGCATTGCCATTTCTGCAAAATCTGCAAGCGCTAAGACCGTTGATGTAGCTCTTTGGCCTAATGTAGAAAAGTAATGTAAGGGCGGGCATATGCCCGCCCACTCCATAGGAGGTAATGCACTATGAAATTAGGGTATAAGCCTAATGCACTGCTTTCTGTATTTGGCGAAAAGATTACTTACAAGGACCAGTCTATAAAAGCTAGCGTGGAGATTGGCGAATATGACGGCAAAGGTTCCGGATTTGTCGATAAAGCATTAGCCGATAAGGCTCAGATTTGGGTGCGCGCTAAGGATGTTCCCGAACCTCGACCAAAAGACGAAGTGTATATCAATGGTGAGAAATGGTATGTTGACCACGTATCAAACTTTGACGGCACGATGTATTGTTTGGAAGTTGTACATAACGTGAGGGCGGTGAGACCGTAATGAGTAATGAACCTATTACGATTACAGACACAGCCACACCGTATCTGAATTTCATTGCAGAAACCAAACCCGACTGGATGCGAAAAGCATTGAAGTCAACAGGTTGGATGATGCAAAAGGAAATTAAGCAAGGCATTCGGTCGGGTGCACCAGGTGGACGTAGATATCCTAACTTCATGGCCCCGGCTCGCAGGGCGGCATTTGAGTCAGCATTTGGTGCGAAACTTCGGAAAGCTTATCAAAGCGGAGGACGGGCAGAACGGGAAGCATGGGGCTCGAAATCGCGAAATGCCTTACTCGATATGGGCATTAGCGCCAGGACAATCGGATACAGTCCTCTAGGTAAGCTATCGAATGCAGTCGGGTATCAATATGACAAAGGCAAGCAATCTGTCCGAGTTGGGTGGTTATCTAATTCGGCTAAACGGTTAGGTGAACGAATCGAAGAAGGGTACACTAAGCAAATTACAGAGCCTATGCGCAAGAAGTTATTTGCTGCAGGCGTACCATTGCCTAAGGGTAAATCGATGTTCAAAATTCAGCCGCGTCATACTTATGGTCCTATGAAAGCAGCGTTACAGCCTAAGCTTAAACCTTATATCGAGGATAAGATAGGCGACTACGCTATATATGGACCGGCAGCACAATCTGCATCTCGACGTAACTACAAGGTAAGGTGATTTGATGCAACAGACAATTCCACTGTCGCGCATCGTTGAACGTTGGGCTGAGGCTCTAGCGAACGACGAGGCGTTGACTAAATTTTGCAATGACAAATACGGAAAGCCGGCGCAACTGTATGTCGGCTACGACGATGTCGATGCACCGCTTGAGGATGATTGCCCTTGCATCATATTACTGCCAAGTAATAAAAGCGAAGGGCTTGCGGATACCTATACATATTCATTAATGATCGTTTGGGGTATTGTCCATGAAGGCGCAACTCGTGTTAAGAATATTATTCGATACGACGGAGCGCTAGAATCGGATAACCTAGGGCAGTTAATCATTGAATGCATTTGTAAGGTGAATCCTACGTTCCCCGTAATCGACATTGACTACGAACTCGATAGCATGAATTGGCGCCCAGTGTTTACTGGACGTTTAACAGCTACTATAGAAATCCCGCATGTAATCGGCGGGGCTATTGAATATTAAAGGAGGAAATGCATATGGCAACAGCTAAACGTGCACAGGGCTCTCAGTCCCATGTGGCGATTGCGTTTGAGGCGGATTTTGGTACAACGCCAACCACTGGAGGTGTAATCACTCCGATTATTTCTAGCTCTGTAAAAGCTAGTCAAAATTTAAACGACTCCACAGTAATCCGTGGAGATCGTAATCCCGCAGCGCCATTCCGTGGCAACATTGACACGTCCGGTAGTTTAACCGTGCCCGTTGGTGTAATCGATATTGGCTACTGGTTAAAAGCTGCATTCGGTCAACCGACTTCTAATACAACTGGCCAAGCACCAAATAAGAAGTCTGAGCACGTATTTAAAATCGGCAATACGATGCCGTCGTTAACTATTGAACAGGGCTATCCTGATGTTAACGTGTTCCAACAATTCGCCGGTGTGCGAGTTAGTAAATTAGGCTTTAAATTTGGCGGTGATGCTGAATTAACTGCATCTGTGGATGTAATGGGCTGTAAGGAAACATTAGCGGCCACTACATTCGACGCCGCAGCAAAAGCAGTTAATTTCTTACCATTCCAAAATCTTAACGCAACTATTAAAGAGGGCGGCGTTACTGTGGCCAATATTCTAAGTTGCGATATCAATTTTGATTTTGGCTTGGATGGCGATTCTTACGCCATCGGCGGTAAAGGATTTAGAACATACATTGATCCAGGCATTGTGTCAATTTCAGGGACGATTAAGGCATTCTTCCAAAATAAGGACCTCTTGAATAAAGCGGTTAACGGCACAGAATCTAGCTTGGAATTGCGACTTGAACAAGATGACTGGTCGCTTACATTCAAGTTGCCTGAACTTGTATATGAACGACAATCTCCGGGCATCGACGGTCCGCGTGGCGTCAATATTGAATTGCCATTCAAGGCGTACTATCGTGCAGATTCTGGTCGTTCTGCATCCATCATTACATTAGTTAATAATCAAGAACAATACTAGGAGGTGCCAATATGGCATTTGAAGATATTAAATTAAGAGGTTTAACATTTGCTGAGCGTAGCGAATTGATTAAGGCTGAATTAGATCCGTTATACACACCTCTTCCGGAAGAAACCCCTGAACCGGCTAAATTATTGTGGTATCGCGATTTAGCCGAATGGATTATGAAAAATGTGTATAAGATGTCTGATAGTGAAATCGCAGAAGCACCTAACGATGGCGTTATGGAATTAGCAATTGAAACTATGCGTTTCACTAATGAAAGAAAGGCTGAAATCGAAAAAAACTAATTGATGCGTGGAGTTGGCTCAACTCCGACAAACCGAAATACTGCTCTGATTGTATCAAGATGCAACGTGAGACTAAACAGAATTTTGACTGCTCGGAGTGTGAGTTTAATTCCCCGCATCAATTAGATGGAACGAGACAAGCAATGCGAGTATACAACGCTAGTCGTATGCAACGACGATGGCATTCAGGCGGTATTGCAGGATTCGATATGCCAGCGGTATTAGAAGTGGCGAAGGCTTACGGCATTGAGCCACTACCGCACCTTATCGACTTACTCGTATTATTAGAAGCCAAGGAATTGGAGGTGGCGCACAAGAATGGCCAATAATTTAATTGACATTGTCGTTCAGCTGACAGATAAAAATACGGAAGCCGGACTCAAGAAAATTACAGCTAGTGCCGAAGGCGCCAAATCCGCCCTTGGCAAGATGAAGAATGACCTCATGGCGATAGGTGCTGGTGTCGGTGTAGTAGGCATCGGCGCTAAACTCGCCAAAGAGGCTATTCAGTGGGATGTAGCTGTCAAGAAGCTATCCGGGATTACCGGTGCTACGGCAAAAGAAACCAGCGAACTATTAGCAGTGTCCAACTATATGGGTATTGCTATGGAAGATAGCGCCGGCGCATTTGCTAAGTTTTCAAAAAATGTCGGAGCGGCTAAAGAGAAAATGGAAGTCGCTCGGGCAGAGGGAAAACTCAGTACTGATATATTTAGTAAATTAGACTACACACTTGAAGACATTCAAGGTAAAAATACCGTTGAAGTGTTTAAGATGATACAGGAACGCCTAAGAGGTATGAAGGACGGGGCTGAAAAGACCCGTGTTGAAATGGAACTCTTCGGGCGCACTGGTTATCAGATGCATGCCATGTTAAATATGTCTGCTGAACAGATGGACAAGGTAGCTGAACGTGCCAAAGCAATGGGGCTTATTATCGATGACGAGACTGCAGCTAAATCGGCAAAGCTAAATCGGGAATTAAAGGATTTAGAGAATACCGGTAAACGACTTGCAGTATCCATCGGGCATGAGGTAGTTCCTGTGTTTAATGATTATGCAAAAGGCGTATTAGACGTCGCTAAAGAATTTGAGTCAATGACTGCCGAGCAGAAAGAAGCTATCGGCGGAATTGTTAAATTCGGCGCAGAAGCAGGTGCAGTAATCGTAGTTATGAGGTCGCTAACCAGCGCACTCGGATTT